AAATAAATAAATAAATAAATAAATAAATAAATAAATAAATAAATAAATAAATAAATAAATAAATAAATAAATAAATAAATAAATAAATAAATAAATAAATAAATAAATAAATAAATAAATAAATAAATATTATATTAACTATTAGTTTAGAGCAAAGTATTAATAGTAATTAATTAGAATAATAAAATTAAATTTAATAATTTAATTTTATTAATAATAAATAAAATAATAGTTGTTATTAAAAATAAATAAATTAAATTATTTTTTAGAATAAGATTTTTTAGAACCAGATTTTTTAGAACTAGATTTTTTAGAACCAGATTTTTTAGAACCAGATTTTTTAGAACCAGATTTTTTAGAACCAGATTTTTTAGATTTAGATTTTTTAGATCCAGATTTTTTAGCTCCACCATTTAATTCTAAATTTTCACCACCTTTTAGTTCTTTAGAAAAAGAATTAGCAAAAGAAAGTAAACTATTTGATTTTAATTCAGCCATTAACTCTTTTTTAGTCAATTCTTTTTCTACTGCACTTTCTTTATCTTTATAAGTTTTCATTTTATATTTATCATCTTTACCAGTAATAACAATTTTGTTAATACTATCATTTAGTTTATTATAATATTTAATTTTTAATCCTTTTTCACCTTGAATTATAAATTCTTCATCTACTTTTTTAACACCATCTTTTATAGAAACATTGCGCCTATCGTGTAATACAGTTATTTCAGTTTTAGATCCAGACATATATAAATAATAATTAGAAAAAAATTTAATATTAATATAGTTTTTTATTTAATATTAATATTAAATAAAAAACTAAATATTTTTTTTTTATTTAATATTAAATTAATAACTTCTACAAATACCACAATTTGTTATATTATTATCTATACAATTCTGATTACAATTTATACATGATAAATGTATACAATTATAAAAACATCTTAAATCATGTATATCATAACATATAAAACATAAATTATCATTATCATTATCATTATCATTATCATTATTACTTTCTTCTATTATTTCAGTCAATGAATTATTAGAAGAAATAAATTGTGTAATATAACTAAAATCATAATTTATTAATTCATTAATATTAATTTCTCTATTTCTTAATTTATTGAGATCATCTTGTTTAATTAAATATTTATTATTATAATATTTTAATATATATTTTTTATTATTAAAAAAATATATTGGTCTAATATAAAAAAACAATTCATTCGGATTAATATTCTGAAATGATGTTGTTTCTATAATGAATTCATTTGGAATTATTTTATTATCTGATAATAATATTAATTCAATATTATCCATATCATGAATAAAATTTAAATATTCTAAATCTAAAATATATCTTTTTACTTGTTCTAATAATGAATTAAATGTTTGAATATTGTAATTAAATTCAATTTCAAATTTGAAAGATGTATAAATAATTTTAAAACTAAAAATGTGTGTCATTTTATATAATTAATATTTATTGTATAATCAATAATTATAAAAAAAATATTCAATTTTTATTAATATGGATAAAATATTATTTATATTAATAAAAATTGAATATTTTTTTTATAATTATAAATTTAATTATTATTTGTAATTTTAATCATATTGTATTATATTATTACTAAAAAAATTTAAAAATTTTAAAAATATATTTGTATTTTGTTTATTTAAGTCTATTTTTTCAACATCTGTATCTTTTATAATAGTACTATTTAATGGTTGGTTAAATAAATTATAGTTATTATTTATCTTAGTTATATCTTTTTTAATATCTTGTGTTATTATATCTACTTCATTTGTTTTATTTTTTATTTTTTGAATATTTAAATAATTAATTATTGAAAAATTTTCATGAGTTTCCATATTATAATTTAAATAAAATATAATTAATATAATTAATATAATTAATATAATTAAAAGTAAATATTTCATTAATATATATTATATATTAAAAAAAAAATTAATAGTTAAATCAAAAATTCTATTATCATTAATTTAATTATATTTATAATATTATATTTTTTCCCAATTCTATCTAATAATATATTATATTTTATTTCATTTATAATTTTAGTAAACTCTTCAATCTCTTCTAAAATATGTTCTATTTTATATGTTGGATTCCAAGAACATAAAATTGTATTACAACATAAACATTTATATTTATATTTAGTTTTATTTAATTTTATAGTAATATCAAATGGTATAGATAAGTATTTATTATATTTTATATTATTAATAAATACTTGTGGAGATCTAAATGGATAATCATTATCTAAAATAAATTTTTTATTATTAATATTAATAATATTACCACTTATATCTAAATTTGAATATTTTTTATTTAATTGTATAATTTCATATTTAATTCTTCTTTGCATATTATTATATATTTATTAAATTAAAGTTTAAATAATATTTAATTAAGTAGTTATAATTAATATTAAGTATAATTTAATTTATTATTTTATATATTTACAATTTAACTTTTACACCAAAAAATTAATTTTGTGCTACTTAAATTTAAATGTATTAAAACAATTATAAATAATTGTTTTAATATATATAGATTAATTTAATAGTATTTTACATTTTTGGACATTTAAAACCCATATTGTAAACTATGCTAAAATACTTTATGTATTTTATCAGTGTTAAATATAGATTTAACTATTTTTAATAATTAAGCCTAAATATAAAAATAAAATTATTATATTTAACACTTTTTATAATATATATAAATTAAACTGAATTACTAAATTCATTTTCTTCAACTCTTATTCTTGGTAAAATATTAATTGCCATTAATTCTTGCATCATTAATTTAAATGCATATGGTAATTGAACTTTATGAGTATCACTATTTTTACATGAATCACATATATATATATTTTTATTTATAACTTTTCGAGCAATTAAACCACATTCACCACATATAAACATATTATAACCATCTGATGAATCCATAAATTTTTCTTTTAAAAATAATGGTATTCCATGAGCAATTAATACATCTCTTTCCATCTCTCCAAAACGTAGACCACCATCTCTAGATCTACCTTCTGGTGGTTGATGTGTTAATAATGTTACTGGACCTCTTGCTCTTGAATTGCCAGTCCAAACAGCTTTTCCATTACGTCTAACATAAAATATTTCAGATGGTACTTGAAGACAATAAACTGGACATTTCTCATGTATTATTTTTTCTTCTTGAACTATTTCTGTAGATGGATTAATATAATTTTTAATTATATTTAATTGTATTTTATCATCTTTTTTTGATAAAATACATTCCCATCCAGCATGCAAACATAATTGTTGTAATTGATCTGCTAATATTTTTGAAGATGTATAATAAAAACTATTATTATTATCACTTAATAACATACTATTAATTAATATTTGTACTTGATTAATACTTAATTTAAAAACCCATTCTGGTAATTTTTTAGATATTATATATTTATATAATTGCTCATCATTAATAATTAATTTTTCATTAATAATAGTATATTTATATCCAATTTCATCAAGAACAGGATAAAGTATATTTTTTATATCTTGTTTATCAACTGCAAAAATAACTTCATTATTATTATGTTCACTTGGTAAACCTTTATCAAAACATATTCCAATCAAAGTTAACCATAAATTCATATTAACATTTTCTTCATTATTTAATTGATAATCAGAAACATTCCAAATAGCATCTTTTTTATATCTAACAATATTACCAATTAAATTTTCTGCAAGTTCAAAATCATAAGGTAACCATTCTTTATCTAATTTAGAAACTAACATTCTATGATTTCCTGTTACAGCTAAATCAATAGCTTGATTTTTAATATAATACATATTACCTTCATAATCAGGATAACTTAATACAGCTATTGGTTTTTCATATACTAGTTCATTATCTTTTAATGTTGCAACTTTATCTTCTAATGTTATTTCTGCAATAGGTTTCCATCCATTTAATGTTAAAACATCATGTTTTGCATCAAGACAATGTATTTTATCTTGAACTAGATGTTTTAATCTTAAATAATATGTTGGACATATAAATATTTTTGATTCCATTTTTTTACCAGTAAAACCACAATATAATGTTTCTAAACCATGTTCATTAAAACCATGAGATTTTAATATCTCACCAATCTCATTTGGATCAATTCTTTCAAATGGAACAGTTTCAACCACATGACCTTCTAATGCTGCGGATTTAGCTAATAAAGCTTCTAAAAGTTGACCAATTGTCATTCTACTTGGAATACAATTTGAAACAACAATACCATTTGCAATAAAATTATGATGTTCTGCAACACCAATATCAAATACTTCTTCTTGACCAAATTCAATTATTGATGATATTTTAATATTATATGTTGGTAATTTAAATGTTGGTAATTTAAATATTGGCAATTTAAATATCGGTAATTGTTTATTATTTAAATTCCATATTTCAATATCATTGTTATACATCCATTGAATTGGATCTAATTTAGAATTATTAAATTTTATATATCTTTCATATGATACGACAATACTTAATTTATATGATTTTTCGATATCATATCTAAATCCAATTTTTTTTAAGAAATCCTCATTAGAATTAATAACGTAAAAATCATTAAGAAATTCATAATCAATATTACATTTCTTAAAAAGAATATCCATATTATCAATAATTGGATATATATTCACAGTATTAAATTTATCATTATTAATTAAAGGACTATAACCATTATAACCGAATAATCCACCTAAAAATTCTCTAATAACTGATCTTGGACAAGAATTATCAAATAAAAATAATATATTCATATTTTTTATTTCTTCAATAATTTTAATATTTGATTCATCTGTTTGAGTTATTGATAAAATATCATTGGTTAATTCATTATTTAATAATATTTCTTCAATATTATCATCATTCATTAATAAATAACCTAATACTCTTGAAAATGTTAATATTTTTTGTCTATCAATTTCTGTCATGAAATTAAAATATATATTTTTCCATATTAATGACCATTCTTTTTCATCATCATAACTAATATCTTCAGTAAATTCTATACCACAAACAAGATTATCATTTACTGATATATTTTGAATTTCTTTATATTCATATTTATTTGATATTTTTATTAAAAATTTATGATCTGGTGTACATTTTAATATTCTCCCATCTTCTAATGTTACTTTTACAATATCTTTTAAACCTTTTGTTTCCATACCCAAAGAAAATGATTTTATTAATCCATCCTCTTTATTATGAGTATATACACTTTCTAATCCTTGTAAATTAAATGTATCTATTCTTCTTGATAATCCAGATGTTAAAGATATTAAAGTATCAGCAGTAAAGCAACAAGTATTAATTACAATATCGGGGCGAATTCCTTCGGCAGTAAATGGCATGTCTTCGGCACGCAAGGTAGTTCCAATAGTTCCTTTCTGGCCTGCTCTCGAACAGTTTCCAGACCATATCACGACTCCATTTTTTCTAACATAAATAATACCATCTCCAGGAACCGTACAACAATATACTTTACCATTATATTTTTCAAATGTATCATGTCTACCGTCTCCATTTGGTTTAATATTTTTATTAACTAGTGGTGTATTTTGTGTTTCTATAATAGTTAATCTATATGAATCAACAGTAGATTTAATTATTCGACCGTTAATTTTACTACTTTCATGTCCAGCTTTATATTTCACACATTTATTACATGACCATCCAGCATGTAAACATAATCTTTGAAATTGATCTGCCAATATAGTTGATGATGTATCATATCTTCTGGTTCCATTATCCATTGTATGTCCATCACCTAACATCATTCCATGAATTAATGTTCTACATTGTTCTTGATTTAAATTCCAAACCCATTCTGGCAATTGTTTATTAACTGCTCCAACCGAAAGAGGTCTAATATAGTTAGCAAGAGGTTTATTATAAAATCTCCATGAATTTCTAATTTCATCATCTACTTTATCTTTATTTTTTAAAATAGTTAAATTTAATTTTTGACAACATTCTTCTAAAGCATCTTTAACTCGTTGTTTATGTGATGCAAAACAAACAGTATCTTTAGTATTCATTGATCCTTCAGCTATCCACATACCAAAGAAAATTAACCATGCTTCCATATCTAGTTTTTCTTCTGTTCCTGGTAATATAAAATATTCCATTGGTTTTAATGGTGTATAATTCTCAACATTCTTTTTATATTTATATCTTTTACCATAACAATCTTTTGCTTCTTTTATTGACCATTTTCTTGCATCTCTATCTGCAACATACATTCTATGATTAGATGTTACTCTTAAATCAACTTGATTAGATTTAATACAATATAAATCACCATCTATATCACTATTCCAATCTAATTCTTGAGTTTCAAATGGATTTAAATATTCTAAATTTTTATCATTCATTAAACATGCAATATAATGTGATGTTGTAATATCTTTAATATTAATCCAACCATCAGTTGTTAATACTTCATGCTCATCTGTATAACAGAATTTATCTCCACCTCTTGGTGTTCTTTCTTGTCTTATTCTCATATTATACATTTCATATCCATCTGCATTTTTAATTCCTGTATAAACTTTATCAACAACTGCATCAACACCACCTTTATACATCAAACTAGAATCTTTAAATATTTTATTTGAAGCTTCTCCAGGTTGAATTGGAATAATTTTACCAATAATCATATCATTATGTTTAATTGGTGTTTCTTCAGGTACAAATCCTTTATCATTTAATTTATCATAATTACCATCTTTCATACCTGCAACTTTATTTCTATCTGGAATAGAAAATATCTCATCCTGCCCTGTTGCTGGATTTTTAGATATTTCTTCAGATTCTTTTCTATATGATTCTGCTCTAAATAAACCTCTTTCAATTGATGATTGATTCATTAGAATAGAATCTTCTTGATTATATCCTGTATACATTGCAATTGCAACAACACAATTTTCACCATATGGTAAATTTAATAATCCAGTATATCTAGATGCTCTAGGATAAACAAGAGGTATTTGAGGATTATATAAATTATATGCTAAATCTACACGATGTCTATAATTTGTAGAATAAATACCCATACCTTGTCTTGCTTGAGAGAAATTAAAATAATTTCTTGGTGCATCGTTATATTCTGAAAATGGGACATTTGATGAAATATTACCACATGTCATTGATGGATGAAATTCACAATGTGTATATCTTTTATACATTGTATCATCATATCTATTAATTGGATTTCCAAAAGTATTTGGTTTTTCAATAGGAGTTATCATTCTTCTATATTCTTCTTCAACATCCTTAACCCAAAAAGATATTAATAATGTTTCCTGTTCTTCGGCATCTACATATTCAATAACATTTGGATATTTCATTAAAAAATCATTCCATCTATGTATTTGTGTTGGATCTGTTTTTGATTTAATATTTATTGTTTTTATCATTTCATCTGTTAATAATAATTGATTATTTTCAACTCTTAAAAGTGGTCTAGAAAGACGACCAGCATCTGTATTAATTCTAATTTCACGAGTATTAAAATTATGTGATATAGATACGAATCTATCAATTTCTCCATTTAATCTTTTATCTTTTAACATTTTAGTTAAACTAATTGGATCATCACTTAAACCAATCCATTCACCATTTAAAAATACTTTTGTATAAAATCTAAATTTTTCAATTGGTATATCTATTAATTCTAACATATTATTTTCTAATATATTTTTTACAATTTCTGGTTGAGATGATGAATTATTTGTAATTGTTGCTGTATTTGATAAATGTTTAACAGTACCAACAGTATGTCCATGTTCTGGTGTTTCTACTGAATCTATAAATCCATATTGTGTATTATGAACATATCTCATTCTTTCTATTTTAGATGATGCATCTACTTGAGGTGTAATAACTCTTCTTAAAGAAGATATAAGTTGCATATAAGTTAATCTTTGTAAGACTTGAGCAACACCTTTCTTTTTTGAATTCCCCCATGTTCCAGTTGCTAATGCAGAATTAATACCTTGTTCAATAATAGAATGTTTTATTTGTGATATAATATTAATTGGATTTTCATCAGAATTATTTTTTTTTCTAAAATGTTTAGTACAATCATTTAACATTTTTTTATAATATTGTCTGAATAGTTGTCCTAATAAAATTCCTGGAGTATCAATTCTTTTATTAACCATAGAATCACGATCATCAATCTCTATTCTTTTTAGATAACAATTTAATAATTTATTACACATTAGACCAAGAAAATATCCTTTCTTTAATAAATTTTTATTCATATGAGGTAAAAAATTTTGTTCTAATATATTTAATAAATATTCTCTTTTTTGCATATTTCTTATATCATTATTTGTTTCACTAAATCTTTTTCCAACAATTTTTACTTTTTTTACTAAATAATTTAATGCATCTTCTTGGGATCTAACATAATTAATATTTCCATTATCATCTTTCCATATTTCTTCTTTAAAATGATTTAATGAGTATTTTAAAATATTATTCATATCAATATCATTTTCATTATACATGATACATAGATTAATTGCTTTATCTGAAATGATTCCCAATGCTTTAAAAATTATATAAACTGGAATTTCTTGCATTTGAGACATTGTTAATAATAATGATAAATCTTTTCTAAATTTAATTGAAATAATCTGTAAATTTGCATTTAAATCTTCTACTTTTTTTGAATTTACTTGGCAAGAATATGTAATTCCATCTTCAAAATTTGGATCTTTTTTAGAAAATACTAATATTTTATTTTCAATAATTCTTTCTTGAGACATAATAATTTTTTCTGAACCTTTAATAATGAAATAACATCCAGGATCAAAAGAACATTCAGTTGTTTGTCTATCTTTTTTTAAAATAGTTGAACAATAATTTGATCTAAACATAATAGGAATTTTTGCAATCGTTACAGCTTTATCTTCAAATATAACTTTTTCTATTTTTTCATTTGTTTCTAAATCTATAATTTCTTGTATTTGTTTTACATCAACTAATAATCTTGATGAATATGTTAAAAATTTAATTCTAGCATCTTCTGGAAATAATATATTATCATCGTTAGAACTTTCATCAACAGGAGGTTTTAATTGAATATTAGAATATCTCAATCTATATTTATATATTTTTTCTTTTGTAACATTTTCATAAATTAAATTTGGATTATCTTCTAATTCTTTAAAAATTATTTCATTAATAAACTGATTATATGAATCATAATGATAAGTATAGATTTGAAAACGTTCATCAAAGAATAAATCAATTAATTCATGAATCTTAGTTTGACTAGGGAAAGTAATTAAATTATTATCCATTTATATTAATATTATTAGGTTATATCTAAATAATTTATTAATCAATTTTTTTATATAATAATAATAATATTTTTAATAGTATTTTATAGTGAAATTTAAGGGTAAAAATATTATAAATAAAAATATTTATAAAAAAATTTTTATTGAAATAATTTTTTATGTAAACTATATATATATATATAAATGAGTAGATTTACGAATAGTATAAATAATCAAAGTGGTGCTACAACTATTGAAAATATAAAAACCTTATCTAAAAATAAATTAAACGAACTTAATCAAATACAACAAGATAAATACAAAGAAAAACAACTAGAAATGGAAAAACAAAATGAAGAAAAACGAAAACAAATAGATAACGATAGAAGAGAATATTATATAAAATCAGATCCTGAAGGTAGTGATATTTATGCCGGAATATGTAAATGTAGAGCTATACATAATAGTATAGTAAAATTTAATGATTGTTTTACAAAATGTAATTGTCATGAAAAAATTGCAAATCCACCTCCAAAACAATTAATTATATGTGGAGATATTGGTGATTCAACATTACCATTTGGTGTTACTGGATTTAATAAAGTTATTGAAAAAAATAAAATATATAATCTAAGAAATTTACTTAATATACAAAACGATGATAATATTATATATATTCTTGGAAATAGATGTATAAATAAAATTAAATGTCTTATGTTAAATAAATTAAATTTGGTAACTGAATCCAACTCTGAATTAAATAGTTTAATCACTAAATTTAATCAAGGTAATATTACTTTAAATGATTATAATACTTTTTATGATAACTATACAACAAATAAAATATCATGGAAAGAAAATATGGATTTAAATTGGGATAAGTTTTGGCTTAATAAAGATCAACAATCATTTGTTTATAATATAAAAAAAAAATCTGATGATGTTATAAATGATAAAGATAATGATGTATTAGCTTATTTTTTTACAAAGCGCTATTATGCTATATTTACTGATTCAATGGGAGCACCAAATATTTTATTCAGTATAATAAAAGAATTAAATTATGATGACTTAATAAAAGAATTTAATAAAATAGAAAAATTAAATGATAAAGAACATATTGATTATAAAAATATTCTTTTAGATCAAATGGCATTTATTGTATTGTCATTATTTAATGGTTTATTAATGAAAGTCGATGAGAGTAAAACATATGATATTAGCTTTAATCAAAAAAACCTTGAAATTATAAAATTTCAAGGATTACTATATAATGTACTAATAAGACAAAATACAAAATTTTGTCATTATTTACAATTTGACAATAAAGAGTTTTTATTTTCACATGGAGGACTTACAAAAACTCTTTTAGATGATCCTACTAAAATTAATATCCTAAAAGAAGTTTTAATCTATATGAAACAAATATATCTTAATCATGAAAAAATAAAAAATTTTAATGAAAATGAAATATTTACACCTAAAATTTCATTACAATCTCAGTTAATAGATGTAGAAGTAGAAGTAGATATAAAAAAATTAAGTATAGAAGATAAAATAGATTATATTAATAAATTTATAAAAGAAATAATGATCAGAATTTTAGATTCTGATAGCAATAGCAATGATGAATATATACATATAATGATATTAATAAATTATTTACTTTTTATGTCTGCTGATTTTGCATGTTTTAATAAAACAGATAAATACAGTTGTAGTAATAATATTAATACAACTTTAAATAGTCCTATTTTATCTGGAATTTTAAATTTATATATTAACAATTCAGAACAAGTTTATCATAATAATAATAGTAAAATGATTTTATATCAAGTATTAGGACACAAGCCATATGGATTTACAACGACTATTAAAACATTTAAAAAATCTGTAGAAAACAATAGTGAAGTAAAAACTACATTTATCAATATGGATACGTCAATAACTTTTTCTGTAGAAGATTATAATAGAAATAGTAATTCATATTTATTAATAACAAAAGCACATACAAAAGTAAAATCAGATATTCATTTTAATTGTGACAAATTAAAACCAATAAATTATAGTAATAATAAAGTAGAAAAATCTGAAGAAGTTAACATATTTAATAAAGATTCCAAGATATCTGGAATAGTAGATGTAAATATTATTGATAAATATAAACACATTTTTGATCCTTCTAATATTGATGGAACTCCTAAATTATATCATAATAAAAATATTAACCCCAGAGAAAAAATTATCTTAATGGATTTTAATTTAGATAATATATATAATAATTATGATAAATATTCAGAGTTTATACAAAATAATAACTTAATTCATTTTCATGGATATATGGAAAAAAATGGTATTAAATATATATTATTTACACAAAATAAAAGCATCGAGCCAACTGTGTATCAGAAAAATTTTTTTATTATTAGCATATGTGAATTTAAATCTTTAGTCAATTCATTAAAAATAAAACAAGCTGATAACAGTTTTAAAAATAAATATTTAAAAAATAAAATTAAATATCTACAAATATCTAAAAATATCTAAAAAATTAACCATAAATAATTTATAATAATATACATTATTATAAATTATACTTAAATAATTTTGTATTATATATATATTATGAATATATTTATTATTTTTCCTATTCATTTATTTGAAAATATAGATTTAATTAAAAATTTAAAACCTGATTTAATATATTTAATTGAACATCCTATTTTTTTTAATAAATATCCTTTTCATAAAATTAAATTATCATATCATCGAGCAACAATGAAATTTTATTATGATTATCTATCTAAATTTTTTAAAGTTAGATATATTGATTGTAATGATGTTAATCTTAAAAAATTATTTCTTAAAAATATTAATATTAATTTATATGATCCAATAAATCATGATTTATTAGATGAAATATTATCTTATAAAAATACTATTAATGTTTATAATAATCCTAATTTTTTAGAGAGTGTTGAAGATTTGTATGAATATAGAGAATTAAATACAAATAAAGTAAATTATTATCACGATGCATCATTTTATAAATGGCAACGAAAAAGATTAAATATATTAATAGATAAAGATAAAAAACCATTATTTAATTCATGGTCATTTGATAATGAAAACAGAAAACCATTTGATAAAGAATATTCAAAACCTAAAATTGATTTTTATACAAATAAATATTGGTTAGAAGCCAATAAATATGTTGAAAAAAATTGGTTAAGTAATTTTGGAACTCTTGATTATCAATGTTTATTTCCTTTAACCTTTGAACAAAATAAAAAACATCTTAAAAATTTTATTAAATTTAAATTAAAAACTTTTGGTAAATATGAAGATGCTGTTTCTGATAAATTTTTATTTGGATCTCATTCTTTATTATCTACTAGTTTAAATGTTGGTTTAATTGAACCACAATATATTATTGATGAAATAATGAAATTCTTTAATAAACAAAAAGATAAAAAAAAATATATTGCATCTGTTGAAGGATTTATTAGACAAATAATAGGTTGGAGATCTTTTACTCGTTTCTTATATCAATTTCATGGTAGAGACATGATTAAAATGAATTTATTAAATCATAAAAATAAATTACCTAAATCTTGGTTAAATACTGAACTAACAACAGGATTTACATTTATAGATAATTTAATAAAAAAAACAGAAAAATATGCATATTTACATCATATTGAACGATTAATGTATATGGGAAATCTCGCATTAATTACACAAATTAAACCTTTAGAAATATATAAATGGTTTATGATATGTTTTGCCGATTCTTATGAATGGGTTATGGTTTCTAATGTTATGGGTATGTCTCAATTTAGTTTAAAAAAAATATCTATGATGACAAGACCATATTTTTCATCAAGTGCATATATAAAAAGAATGAGTGATTTAAATAGTTCAAATATTATAATTAATAAAATAGAATATAAATGGGAAGATGTTTGGAATGCATTATATTATAATTTTATATATAAACATAAAGATTTATTAAAAAAAATATATGCAATAGCTATGCAAGTTAGAAATTGGGAAAAATTAAAAGATCAAGAAGAAAAAATTAAAATAGCAAAATTATATTTAACAAATAAATATGTTTAGTATGTGGATAAAATTAAAAAAATAAAATAGTAATGAAGATGCACATAATTTACAAGATAAAATATATAGAAGTTTTATAAAAGATGATATAAATAAAAATATAATTAAATATGAGAAAGATAGATGTTATGTATAAATAAAATTATTATAATTATAAAAAATATAATTATATTTTTTATAATATATATATTATATTATAGTTTGAATGGATAATTATTTAAAATATAAAATGAAATATATGCATATAAAAAATTCTTATAATTTATATTCTAAATATAAATATATTTCTTCTACATCTAATTATGATCCATATTATAATTCTTATTCTCATTATAATCCATATTATAATAAGAATTATAATTCTCATTCTACAAATTATTATCCAAATAAAAAAGATAAAATAGATATTATTACAGCATCATTTTTTATTGGATTTTTAGTATCATTTTATATTTTAAAAAATTATATTGATTATACATCTAGTAATGATTATAAAATAAATAAAATTAAAATTCAAAATAATATATCATTATATTTGAATGATTTACATATTTATGATACAGATTATAATATAATTAAACAAAAATTATTAGAAAAAAAAGGTATAAATAAAGATTATCAGTTATTAGAAAAAATAGATTATATATTAAAAAATTTATATTGGTATTGTACAAAAAATGAAATATTTCCATCAAAAATTATTAAAGAATGTAAAGCACAAGAAATTATAAATATAAATATTTCTTTAATTTATGATGATTTTATTAATAATTATAAATGGTTTAATAAATTAATAAATAATTCTCCTAAAAAAAATTGGATTTTTAAAGCAATTGATAAAAATTCAAAAGAATTTAAAAAATTTCCAAAAATAGATAATTATGAAGAATTAGATAAACCATTAATTATTATTAATATCAATGATTTATTTATATTATATGATCTAGATAAAGATAAAAAAACATTAATTAATTTCTTATATCGTTTATAAAATATTTAATCTTCTATATATTGTTCAATTGATAATAAATTTTCTATTTTATGAATTAAATTACCATTTAATTTATTATTTTCTTCATTTTCATCTTCTTCATCATAAATTATATGTGGATTTATTCTAATCACACAATCTAGATTATTTAATAATAATAATAATAATTCTTCCAATTCATTAAATTTATCAATAGCTTCTTTTTTAAGATCAATTTGTTCTTTGACATCAATTATAATATCATATAAAACATTTAACATATCAATAATATTGGTAGAATCTCTATTTTTGCTCATAAAATCTATATAACCATCTTTTTTATTAAATCTTGTTTTAATCCAAAATAAAAATTTATATATCATTATTGAAAATATAGAATGTTTTAATTTATTATTTTCAATATAAGAATTTAATTTTTGTAATTCATCTCTATATGTATTCATTTATAGTATAATATATTTTATTATTGCAAATAAAATATATTATCAATTTTTTTTATAAATATTATATTATATATAATGTTTCAAATTATAATATTATCAATAATAATTGGATTAATTGATTCTAGTAATATATTAACCAGCTATAATTATAAAAAAATATCACAAATGTCATATATAAATTTACTATATCTTTTTAGTATTTGGCTAACTTTAGCAATTTTAATATTTTTTTTTATAATAAATAGACAAGATTATTCATTACTATCAATTTTATTTAATGGTCCATTATTAGGATTTGGAATTTATTGGATATTTAATATATTAAATATTATGTTAAATCCATCTATTAAAATGAGTTTAGGAATATATAATACAATATGGGGAATGATATTAATAACATCATCTACATTAATACATAAATTAATTTTTTAATAATTATTTAATAATAATTATTTAATAATAAAATAGTATCATAATAAAATTATATTTTAATAAAATAATAGTATTATATATTAATAATATTCAATAATTTAAATAATAGTTTTATATATCAACATTTTTAAATCAAAAAAGATTATTTCTAAATACCCAACCCATGCATTTATTTTTCTCATTCCTCTTGTTTGATTAAATAAAATCCTGATAATTTCATTAATATATTTTATTCTCATTATATTAATGTTTGGATTAACATGAAATTTCTCCATTTTATAACATGAAACTAATTCTCGACAATCTGATAATTCTAAATTATAACCTCTAGTATTGATATCATCTTTAAATTCAGATAGAAGATCTAAATTTTCAGAACTAGGAATCATTAAAGTTTTATTTGGATCAATTATTGAAGCAATAATTTCAAATATATCATATTTTGTTGGATTATATCCTTCATACATCTTATTTTGTAAAAATAACAGAAATTTCATAATAATCTCTGAATTAATACCAAATGGTTGTAATCTATAAATATACATAAAATTGTGTGTTCCTAATCTTTGAAGTAATCTTTCATGATTGTTATTTAATAATATTAATCTTTCTGCTTGTTTTGTTAAGATTGCTTGTTTATTATTTAATTGGATAAATTTTTGTCTTTGAATCATTTTATCATTTTCATGTTTATTATCCAATAGTGTTAATATTTTAATTTGTTCTAATAATGAAACTTGATTATTTAATTGATTAAATTCATCTATTTGAATAGTTCTTTCATTTGAATGTTTAATATCTAAAAGATTTAATTTATCATATTGTGTCGGTAATAAATCTTCTTTATTATTTAATTGGATGAATTCATTTAAAGATACTCGTGATAGATTAGTGTAATCAAATTTAGAATTGAATTCTTTTGGTAATGTCATATAATCATCATCGGGATTAACACCTACAATACTCATATATTCAGATAACATTAAATCTTTCCAATTTACACCACAATATATCGTATGTCCTGTTTCATCTAAACCTCTTCTTCCAGATCTTCCAGAAGCTTGATGTGCTAAAATACGATCAATTTGATCATTTTCGACTGAACCATAAATAATAACACTTTTAATTGGATAATTAACTCCACATGTCAAACCTGAACCTGCAAAAGTTACAGGTATTGATTTGTTTGCAATTAACATTTGTGCTACCCTTTGAAATGGTGTTGGATAATCATCTAGATATAACATAAAACCTCTTTCTATTGATTTTAGAAAGAAATCGTTATAACTAATTTGAAAATCTGGTTTAGATTTTTTTCCACTTTGTTGTTTTGTATATTGTTTTAATAAATTTTTAACCTCTCTCATCGTACTTTCACATATAACTGTATTAGAAAATGTAAAATCTGGATGAGGGGCAAAAACATTAACTTGTGATAATTCAATAATAGAATTATATTTATTTAATTCTTTTTTATAATATAAAATTTTTGTTTTATTTTCTTCTTCATTTTCTGATAATTTATAAATAATATGTGATATTTTTGCACTAATTATTTCTTTAAATTCCAATAAAAATTTAGATTTAAATTGTTCTTCAATATCTATTTTTACAGACTCTATATCAGTATCATCTTTTTTACTAAATGACATTGTTTTAATTTTTTCGATTTCCTCCATCATTTTTTTATAACAATCATTTTGAATTTCTTTAAATTCTCTTAAATATGGATATTTTTCAGATTCAGCTTTTTCCATATAATCTAATAAATCATGTGCTATTTTTTTACACAAAAATGGATCAAATCTAAATAATATTGTTGGAAACATTTTTAAATTTTGTCCATTCTTTAATAATTTATATAAATCTGCTGATTCTAAAGATTCTAAATTAATATCTTCGATTTGAAATCTGGATAATAATTGAATTGTTTGTTCTGGATAATCTTTAGATATACGTGTTAGATCATTTTTTATTAGAATTTCATACTCTTTACATAAATCTAAACTAATACATATTTTTTCAAAGAAAATTCTTGGATTTATGTTATTAATTATTTCTTGTTCAAAAATATTAGCCATTTCATAATATAATTTGAATAGATCTTTTGGTGTAAATTGTAAATCAGTTTTCAAAAGAATATCATTTTGTAATTGTTCAAGAGTAATAATTGATAATGGATGAATTGAAATTAATTCTCTACCATTCCAAATATTTTTTTGTTGATTAATAAATCTTTTATTATATGAAATCCTTTCAACTTTTTTATTTGGTGTTGCATGTTTTAAATACTTGAACCATTTCTTTATTTGTTCTGGATTTCCAATTGTTGCTGATAATCCTAATAATGGACAATCAAATCTTTTAATTAATCTTTGAATTGATGGACCAAGATGATCACTATTCATCTGATGAATTTCATCAACAATTAAATATTCAAAACTATTTGGATCAAATTCAGAACCTGTATTTGCATTTTCTAAATTGAGATATCTCTCAAATTCAATTGGTGTAGCAATAATAACACGTGGTTCTGTATCTTGATAAATAGTATCTTCAGTAATTAATTTAATTGGTATATAATTAGATGTAGTAGTTTTCATATTTCTAAAAGTTCCAGCGACTTGATTTGCTAATTCTTTTGAAGGAACTAAAAATAATACAATTCCTTTACATGCTCTAACACAAAATGTAGAACATACTGTTTTACCGGAAGAGGTTGGTGCATCTACAAGAATAGAACTTTTTTCTAAAATTAATTTAAATATATCCATTTGCCATGATTCTAATCTAGGTTTATTAATTTCAAATGGTGAAAATGGTGGCATTAATGTATCCATATGTTCTAATTGAAATTTAATTAATTCTTCAGATGGATTTAAATTTGAGAATTTAATTAATTCATTTTTAAATCTACTTTTATCTAGATCTTCAATTTTGATTCTACGAATAATTTCAATATATATTATTTTTTTAATATATTGATCTGAAATACCTAAAAATAATTCTTTGAATGCTAAAATTTTATTTTCTATAGACTCAAATTTAATTATATATAAAGCACATTGTTCAATTGTTTTAATATTTTTAATATCTTTATTGAGTTTTTCTAATAAAATTTCTTCATTTGACATTTTTTTTTCAACTTTCTCAGTTTTATTTTTTGCAATAATTTCAAGAGCTTTTTTTGATGGTCCTTTTGTTGCCTTTTTAAAAGCTTTTCCTTCAGTACGACCACCTGCACTTTCGATATTTTGTTTAATGGTTTGTTCTCTTTGTTTTTGAATATCATCTTCATTGATAGTATTATAATATGCTTGAAGAGGATCAAATCCACCATTATTTGATTGAGATGCTAAAAAATTTCTAAAATCTCCATCTGAAATTGGTTTATTAAGTCTTAATAATTCTTCATTATCAAAATTATAAACTGGTTCAGGGATAGTAATTTCTTCATTTGATTCATCATCAGAATCATCTTGAAAATTTGTTTCTGTATTATGTTTTACATTAACTTGTCCATTTTTTAGATCTAATATAATAGTCTGTGATTGAACTTCTTGAGCTTGTTTTTTTTTTGCTATTAATTGTTCTCTAAAATCTTCTGGTGAAATTAAATTTTCAGATTGTATCAATTTTGAATCTTTTACAATTGATATTATACGATTTTTATCAAAATTATTTGATTCACTCAAACCACTTTTTTTAGATTTTAATTTATCTAAATAAGATTCTTGAGCTGGTTGAATACTATCTATTTTTTCTAAATTATTTGATTCACTCAAACCACTTTTTTTAGATTTTAATTTATCTAAATAAGATTCTTGAGCTGGTTGAATACTATCTATTTTTTCTAAATTATTTGATTCACTAAAACCACTTTTTTTAACTTTTAATTTATCTAAAAAAGTTTCTTTAACTGGTTGAATGCTATCATTTGATTCAATAATACTAATGCCACTTTTTTTAACTTTTAATTTATCTAAAAAAGTTTCTTTAACTGGTTGAATGCTATCATTTGATTCAATAATACGAATGCCACTTTTTTTAGCTTTTAATTTATCTAAAAAAGAAGATTGATTAGATTTCATTGAAAATTTATTTGAATCAGTTGATGACTCCAAGACGTTTGTCTTTAAAAAAGAAGATTGATTAGATTTCATTGAAGATTTCATTGAAGATTTCATTGAATTATTTTCCTCTAAAAAAGAAAATTGATTAGATTTATCTGAATTAGTAGATGACTCGGAGACGTTAGTCTTTAAAAAAGAAGATTGATTAGATTTCATTGAAGATTTCATTGAATTATTTTCCTCTAAAAAAGAAAATTGATTAGATTTATCTGAATTAGTAGATGACTCGGAGACGTTAGTCTTTAAAAAAGAAGATTGATTAGATTTCATTGAAGATTTCATTAAAGATTTCATTAAATATACTATATTTAAGTATAATAAATATAAATTTATATCAATTTTTTACAATTATAATATCAATATAGTATATTAAATTAATGTATAAATAAACATATAATTATTAAATTTCAATTTTTTATCAATAATATTATTATAATGAGTTATAATACAAATATAATTAAGTATATTAATCAAAAAACATGTGATATTATATTAAAAAAATTAACATCAAATAATTTAATTGGTAAAGGATTTTGGGGTTCTATATATAAATTTGAAATTAAAGATAATAAAATAGCAATTAAAATTCAACCATTATATAATGATAAATTATATGATAGTAATATTAAAGATCCTAGAAATATAGATTTAGAAATACAGTTATTAAGAAAAATATCTAATTTTAAAATTAATAATAATTTTATTCATTTTCCATATTTTTATTCATCATTAACATGTCAAAAACAATCTTTAATTTTTTATGAATATTATCCTTATAATTTAACTAAATTTTTTAATACTGAATATACATTTGAATCTTTTAAATCAATAATTTATCAATGTATTATAACTATTTATTATTTTCAAAAAATAACTGAACATTTTCATAATGATATTCATATTGAAAATTTTTTATTAAATGAAATAAATATTAATGAATTACAATATTCTTTTTTTAATTATGATATAAAAATTAAACTATATGGTTATTATATTTCTATATGGGATTTTGCAAATGCAATTCCTATATATAAAACAGATAATAATATTGATATACTTCAATTAAAATTAATGTTTTCATCATATATTAAAAAATATATATATAATTTATTTTCTTATCCTCAATTATATGGATTTTGTATAAAAAATGAAAAATTTAAAAAATATTATGATAAAAGTTTATTTGAAAATAAAATAAAATGGAAACATATTTCAAATGTTTCTAATAGAACTAATCATATTGAAAAATCTGTTAAAAAAGCAATGATTTATTGGATAATTGAAGAAAGATTATATTTAGAATTAATTAAAGATCTAAATTTACCCATATATTTTCCAGTAATTGAAATGTTAGATTGGATAGATTTATTGCCAAATAATATTGAACAATGTTTAGATATTATAAATAATTAAATAATAAATTTATTTATATACATTCAGAATATTAAATAATAAATTTGAACGAATATCAAATATTTCAGAATATTTTTCTAAATTTTTAATTTCATTTTTTAAACATATTGTCATAATTTTTTTTATATAAGATTTTTCATAATTTATTATTTTTTCTTTTACTTGATTCATAATTATATATATTTTTTCTATTATTTCAAATGTTGATATTATTGATATTAAAATTGGTTCTTTTATTTTTTCAAAAATAGATAATTGTTGTTTCATTTCTATTAATTCATATTCTTCATCATTTTTTGTAAATATAACTGGATTTTTTATTTCATTTAATAATATTAAATATTCTTCTTCATTTGATGAATATTTTTTAAATACATCTAATATTAATGAATGTATTATTTTTAGTTTATTTTGTAAATCTAATTTTTCTATTTCATTTTTATATATGATAATATCTGAATCTTTATGTTCATAAATAAATTGAAATACATTTTTAGATGATGTTATAGATGTTGATAAATATGTTATACAATAAAATATGACATTACATGTTAATAAAGGCAAACCTGAATAATAATATATATTATTCATATTTTTATAATAATATTAGAATAAAATTATTATAAAAATATGAATAATATATAGAGAAAAGAATATTTATTTTAATTATTATATAAAAATATTATAGTTATAAAAATAAATATTCTTTCTTATATATATATATACACCCAAAAAAATCGGTTTTGTGCCATTTAAATTTAAACGTATTAAGACATTTTAATAGAATGTCTTAATAAATTGAAATAATTATAATTAAATTATTAAAATATTACTATTATAATTATTTATTATTATATTAATAATAAATAATTAATAACATAATAAAAATTAATGTTTATTTTTATTCATTTTTAGTTTGAAATAAAAAAAATGCGAGATTCTTTCCTTTATTTAAAAAATACATATTTAATTAAATAATAATTAATTTTATTATATTTAATATGACTTTATTATTAATTTATAATTAA